CTCTATCATAATGTCAATATCCATGCACAAATCCTTCCAACCCTCTTTTGACATCATGTCAAAGCGGTTTTCGTAATAGTGTTGGAGTTCGGGGGTCATCGAATCTGACTTGCAGCTACTTGAGCCTGATAAGCCGCAATGACTTCTGCTGTCCACGCCACGTTGCAGATTGCAACAACATTAGCGGGGATGCCTGTGAGGTCTTGTGCTGGTGTCAGGCTTGTGCGGTGATAGGTTTGGCTCAGTTGCTGACCGTCTTCCATGATGCGAGTTGCCTCACGATAGAGAACGATGCCGTTCTCAGTCACGGTGATTTGGTCGACTGCGGTGGTTTTGGTGAGTGACATTTTGATTCCTTTGGTTAAGTGTCCGACTTGGCTAATATGGCCGAGTTAATTAAACGAAGTAAGTGCCTGAAAGAACAGTAGATGCCGATGTATCTACTGGTACGGTAGAATCAGAGCCGCCCCCGACTGGGGTTTGATAAAAACTTATTTGCGTAGTGTTGGTAAATAAAAGGGCTGTCCCAACATGGTTTGCAGATAGCGTTACGTTATTGATGCCGCCAACGGTAATGGCTGTGAGGGTGTCCGTCACCGAAGAACTGGCAAATGGCAGTCCCCCTGCAAGCATACTTCCAGTGCCTGTATGGGCTGACCACGCTATGAGCAACCGAAAACTAACCGCTCTACCGACTCTGGTGTATGTTCCAACTTGCGTACTGTAAGTACCCGTCCCCGCAGAAGTTGAGCCAACAATAGTAGGTGTAAAAGTCCCCTCCTCATAATCATCTAGCGTGTTTGCGTCAGTTGATGCTGATTGAGTTGCGGGGAATGTGATGCCAGCACCTGAGGCAGATGGTGTTGCACCACCAACGCCAATTACTCCAGAACCTAGTGTTGAGGTTGCCATGATTTACTTTCCTTTAAGGTGTTCCATTAGCAACAATGTCTGTTGCAGATGTAATGATTCCCGTTGATGACATTGATGCAATTGTAGTAGCACCATATTTAAATAGCAATTTACCGCCAGATTCCTCAATAGTGAAGTTTGTAGTCAGTAACTTAGGCGTAGATGCCGCCGTACCCGTAGTATTCTGATTCAGTGTAGGAATATCAGCGGCAACAACAGCCCTAAATGTTGGTACACCAGCAGAACCATTGGGTGCAGCTAAAACAAAGTTTGCAGTCTTAGAAGCATAAGGGTTTAGCGTGTCGCCGTAACCAGCAGACAAGGATATAGCAGGAGTAGCACCACCACTAGAAGCAACTGGAGATGTAGCCGTAACTGATGTAACTGGAGCAGTCCCGCTAGATGCGGCAGTAACCAAACCCTTGCCATTGACAGTTACGCTTGCATTTGTAAATGAGCCAACATTGGTGTTTACAGTGGCAAGTGTTCCAGCCGCAGTTACATTGGCTGAACCATCAAAACTAGGGCTTGTATATGCCAAGTCTCCTGTAACGGCTATTGTTCTGCCAGTAGTAAGGGTTGCCGCACTGCCAGTAGTATTTTGATTAAAAGTTGGAAAAGAAGTAAGGCTTGCCGCAGAACCTGTGGGTGCAAGAACATCTGTACCAATAACTAAACCTAATGCAGTTCTAGCCCCGCTTGCAGTTGTTGCTCCCGTTCCACCATTGGCAAGAGCCAAAGTGCCAGCCAATGTAATCGTGCCAGATGTAGTAATCGGGCTACCACTAACAGTCAATCCTGTCGTGCCACCAGACAAAGCCACACTTGTGACTGTGCCTGTACCAGAACTCACATTAACAGTTACATCATCCCCTGAGTTGGTAGCAGTAACTGCCGCACCTACAAAGTTAATGGTCTTAACACCTGTGGAAATTGAAGTTCCCTCGTCTTTGATGCCAACCGCCGCATTGGTGGACATAGTGCTAATGACGTTGATCTTTTCAGCAATGTCAGGAGTAACAACCTCACCAACATTTATCTCTCGACCATCAGACAAAGTAACAATCAAAGAACCATCAAAGTCAATGTTTGCGTTGACTACAGATACACCATCAACGCCATCTATTCCATCACGACCAGCTTGCCCATCAGCACCTTTATCGCCCTTAATCCCAACTCCGTCACGACCATCCTTGCCATCACGCCCATCCTTGCCATCAATGCCATTTCTTAGGTTAGATGACTTTGTTTGGATAGCTGAATTCAGTTCAGAAAACCTAGTTTCAATGTCAGATTTAATGCGTTTTAAGCCTTGAATCACCAAATCAGCACTCTTGCCTATGGTTTCTTCTCTGGCTTGTTCGGCTTTTTCTTCAGCAGACTTTTGCAACGCAACGATTAAAGCCATCTGCTCATCAGCAGACATACCATCAATGCCTAACTTGCGTTCTAGGTCAAGAATGTCCATTATGAAAGTTCCTGTGACAATCTAGCCAAAAAATCATTTTCAGTCTTGGACTGCTTATCTGCCATCTGCAACTCAACAATCTTTGACTTGTTCTTGATGTCTGCTTCTTTCAACATTAGGTCAGCAATCTTGACTCTCTTGTCAAATTCCCTCTGGTTAGCATCATCTTCATTGGGTAGATTCTTAGTCAAAGATGCGCTCATCTTAGCCTGTACTTCTTGCGGCATTAACTGAGCCTCAACAGCCAATTTGATAGCATTTGCCTTGTTTTCTTCAGCTTGGGTAGTCTGAACAGCAATACTTGCCTGTGCTGCTTGCATTGCCAACTCTGCTTGCTGTTGTTGCATCTGCTGTGCTTGCGGATTAGGCTTGCTCATCTCATCCAAAGCGGCAATTAACTCAAATCTGTTGCTTAAACTGGAGTTAGCCAAGATTCCTTTGAGAATAATTGGCAAAACAGGGGTTTGTGGGCCAAGAGTCTGCAACAAACCAATAAATTGCTGTTGTTCGTACTCTCTAGCAATGATGCCCAAGGTTGCAGTAGGCACAAAATTCATGTCCACTGAAGGATAACGCTCTGGGTCAAACTGCATATACCGAAAAGCAGCTTGTTTGATGAACGGAATCAAGAAATCTTCTTGGAAATTCACCAAAGTGCGCTTGTACTTCTTGATGATAGAAGCAACAGCCATCGACATACCGCCACCATCACGGGATGCGTTACTAACCATGCCTTGTGAATCAAGAGTACCAGTAGCTTGCAACAGCATACGCTCGAATTCTTTGGCAGTTGCTAGGTTATTAGGGTCACTCTGACCAAACTTGAATGGATACAAAATCTCATTGGGGTTGCCATTGGTAAGAATGGCTTTACCAGCCTTAACCTCAAACTTCATACCTCTTGGAAGTCTAGTTGCATCCATAGCAACCATAGGGGCAGTGGTTAAAGCAAGCGAATCCAAGTGAGCGCGAGTCTGAGCATCAATAGCTTTTTGCATATTGAAGGCTTTTTCCACTGTACCTCGCCCCAACAGGCGGTTTGGAACTGTATCGTCTTGGTAAGACAGCACAGGTCTGTCTTTCATCATGTAAGGATTTTCTTCAGCCTTGAGCAACATACCATCGTTGGCAATTACGACAATAGCTTCAACCATGTCTGAGTAGTCATCTGCCGCTGAATTTTCAGGAAACAACTCAACAATGTCTTTGTTTTCTTTTAAGTTGTTTAAATACTCACGTGGTACTAATCCGTAGTACGTCAACAACAGTACCTTCTCATCTTGGTATTGGCTAACCTCTTGAGTAGCCTCTAAGTCAGTGTCTTCGTAGGTGGGCGTGATGTCTACCTTGCGATAGATGCCTTTTTCGATTCCCTCTACAATCTTGTGGATTGAGACGTATTTCTCAATAGCCACGCCCATACAGTCATTTACCGAAACACCATTCGGGTCAAACAAAAAGTTCTTTGGATTTACAGGGGAAATCTTGACAGCAATCCTGTCTCTCTGCATTACACCAATTGCCGCCTGACCCTGTTGATTAGGGATTGGCTGAGTAGAGGGAACATACTCTGTCTCAGTCATTACGACAATCTCGCCAATGCCTGTACCATAGATTTCAGCCATCAACTCGATCTGGTCAATAGCTTTTCTGATTTTGTCCTTCTTGAAGTCTTCCATCAACTGATTCTTGATTTGCTCAACATCTATAGGGTTTCCACCTATATCTTGAACATTGTCTTCAATATCAAAGAAGTCGCCTTGACCGAATATAGCTTCCATGATCTCAGCATGGCGAGTCTCTACAGCTTGTTGGGTGGCAGGTGTAACGATACGGCTACGCTCAGACTCACGGGTCTTGTCTTCAGAAGCCCACTGACCTCGAAAGATGCGCTCATACTCTAGGTAATCAGGAAGAAAGTTTGTATCTCGCCAATCTCTCCACTTGTCGCAGTGGCTAGTAATGAAATCGGTCAACTCTTTATCAGCCTCAGTAGGCTCATAAAATTCGCTTTGTTCTAGTTTGTCAGTTGCCATTTAGAATCCTGAAATTATGTCTAGCGGTTCCCACTCATCTTCATCATCATCTTGGAAGTATGAGGTAACAGCCAGTTGGTCAATGTAGGAGAGAGCATCAGGCAAGTCATCGTGAACTCCGTTGGCGGGGAACATCAAGAGTTGATCTTTGAATTCATCCCAATCTTCCTCAGAGTTCAGCACAATACGCCCATGCTCAAACCTTCCTTGGAGACTCCAGATTATCCTGTC